CAGACACAATGATATACCAAGAACACATTGAAACAGATTCTTCAATACGAGAGGTTTTTGAAAAACAGTCTCTATGGGGTAGAAACATTGATGGAATCTTTTGGGAATATAAAAGTGCAACTAGTGTGAATTTTCACAGAAATCGAGATATATTATGTACTGAACTAAAGACTATTGTCAAAAATTTCGCAGATGTACCCGACAAAGTCTACGAGATAAATGACAAAATATGTGCTGATTGGAGAAGAAATTATCCTCTTTTGGTTGACATAGAACCAAATTTGTGTGGCACTCTTTTTGGATTTAATGCATCACAAATTCAAATAACGCACAAAGACTGCAGTAATATCGTTGATGATTCAGAGTTTGTACGGGTAGCATACCACTATCAGAGAAAAAATCGCTATTGGCGGTGTTCTATTCAACCGGCTGAACAAATACAGTTATGCCAACCTTCTCAGAATGACCACTCCCTGCTGCATGTAGTTGACGGCGACTGAATTTTATACAATCCCCAACTACCCATTTGGCAGCGGTCTCAACTGTCAAACCATGCAAACTCTCAATGCCAATATGAGAAAGATATTGTTGGTGAAATTCTGTGGAAAAAGTTTTTTCTGGATCATGGTTTTCTACTTTGCTATAATCATAAGTTCTTCCATCAACTTTGCTAATACTTTGGTTAGATCTTGCTTGAATAAGTGATCTAAGTTCATCAATAAAATCTTCAGTGACAGAAAAATCAACTATTTGGTTGGGATTATCCAAGCACTGAGTGTAAAGTTTTCTTATATCCGCAATGTATTGCCACTCACCTTGCTTGTTAAGAAGACGATATTCAAATGGCAGTATTTCTTCTTTACTGAACTTTGTACTATCGCCATACCAATAATTGTCAAAAAATACGGTGTGTGATGGACCGTCAGTATAAAGTGGTATTAACACCGCATGCCCCCGTCTAGCTCTCTCTGTTTTTCCAGAATCAGCATGAAGACGAAAACTTATTTTACTACGATTAAATATTACTTCTTCTACTTCGTAATCATAATCTATACAGGTGTCTAATGCCTTTTTAACTATTTCTTGTGGCCAATCATCAATATCCCAACGCGGGTGTTTGCTTATTACATCTGGTCTAGCATCAGTTCTATCATCATGAATGAGTTCGTATTCAGATAGGTAAGCCAATTCTCCATCACTCAGCACATTTTTAAAATATTCCACAGCATTTCCTATAAATAATTGATATTGCACTTCTATTTAATATGAATCAAGATATAGACAAAAAATTTGTTATAGTCACCATTGACGTTCACTGTGAATGGTTGAGTCATTCTCCTGAGTATCGTGTGTTTGTTAATGGAGAAATGTTCGCTGATAGGACGTTTCGTTGGGACAAAAACACCTACCTACAAGAGGTTATGTGCTTAGAAGCATCCGCAGGAATTTATACCGTAAATGTAGAATGTCTCGGTAAACCCGTTTTGAATTTTTCAGCAGAAAACCTTCAAATTGAAAAAGGAAAAGCTAGAAAACTCAGTGACACCGAATTTGAAGTACACTAGTATAAGTTAAGTTTCATAAATAGTTACATAGAGGGCATTGTAAAATTTACAGAACTTAAGGAAAAATTATGGGTAGTGATGATATTGTAGAATTTACTGAGAGACTTTATTTTTATGACGAAGAATTACCATCCATGGATGAACCATGGATGCACTAACCGAAGTTCTAAAAAATAGGTTAGCAAAAGCAAAAAAGTAATAAATACTAAAATGAGGAAATTAATTAATATTCTAGAATCCATCGAGTCTGGTTGTCCCTTGCCCACACAAGATCTAGAATTAAATATTGAAAACAGAAATGCTGCAATTTCCAAAGATCATATTCAATATGGACCATTGAATGTAGATGAACCCGAAACTTATTGGAAAGACATTGCGGATTTTTGGAATACAACAGAAGAGGCAGCAAAGAAAAGTTTATGCGAAAACTGTGCTGCTTTTGATATCAGTCCTAGAATGCTTGACTGTATGCCAGGCGAACTAGAAGACGATGATGGACACCTTGGTTATTGCTGGATGCATGAATTTAAATGTCACAGTGCAAGAACATGCAGAACTTGGGCAAAAGGTGGACCTATCGAAACAGACGAAACAAGCCATAGTTGGGAGAAAGAAGAATGAGCGATCCGATTTACAATGCAATTAATGCACTAGACGATATTGCGAGCGGAAGAAAATCTACAGATAAAAAACCATTAAATGAAAATGCAAAAGAAGATATCGGCAACATGTTGAAACACTTTGACAATCTTACAGAAGGCCGTGCGACAAAAGAAGCTCGTCAGTTACCTGCTGAATTTTCCCCGAAGAGTATTTCTCCTGTTCTTGGAGAGCCCGATAAAGATCACCCAACAAAAGGATACTTTGTTGGTGGAGAAAGCGAATATGATAGCGGCAGTAATGACACAAGAGAATCTGCAAAAAACGCCATTATAAGGCGAATTGCAATGCAACACATTGATTTGTTGGCTACCTATGGTCCAGAAGACGTAGAGAATGCGGTAGATGAAGTGGCTAGTGATTTGGGAGACTTAGACGAAATAGGTTCCTCGGATGTATCTGCGTGGGTTAGAGAGAGAGGTTGAAAACCTGCTAAGTTATACTAGCGAAGATGTTGTTTCAAAGAACACCAAAAATATCGGTGATTATATTTCTGATATCAATTCTGATGGACAACGCGGTGTTGCTCAAAATGCCAAAAAAATCAGTGGGTTCAGACACTTTGAGTTCTGCCGTTAAAACACTCAAAACGCCCGATGGTAAAGAATTAAAAATTCATGGAAACGAAGATGATGGATTTCGCGTATCGGTAGGGGGAAAAATGGCAAACAATAAGTTTTCTAATTTGGATGAGGCTGCAAAAGCATGCGAATCCTATATCAAAAAAGGATTTAAAAAGAAATGAATTTGCGAGAGTTATTTGAGAATACAGAAGATGGGGAAGAAATGCCAAAAGTTGCTACCTCTGATCGCATGGAAAGAATATTGAGACAGTTGAGAATCAGAAACCCCGCCGCAAAGAATGATTTAGAAGCACTTCTGTATGATTTTGAGAGAAGTCAGAAAAAAGATCGCAAAGATATAAAACGATTAAGTACTGAAAATGAAACGGCTGAACAAACAATTAGACGCATTGAAGCAGAACTTGACCAATTGAAGTCCGAAACTGGCATTGTCACAGAGGGCAGAGAGTTAAGGGGAGAACCAAAAAACGTCGCAATAGAAATAAATGGCAAGTTGTGGAAAATAATACAGGGCGAATCTGATTTTTCCCCATTAGCCATAGATCGTGCTGAAAAAATGGCAGACACTATCCGAAAAAATGCACTAGCTGATTCAAGACCAGTGCCAGAAATAAATATATATCTGACCAGAGAGAAACCAAAGTCACGAAGACGGTAAAAAATATCTTGGAGCCCAACCATTAAGCAGACACATTACATTTACGAAAGTACAGATGGTGGAAGAACGGTGTATCGAAGACTTTCAGGAAGTTCCACTAGAGAAAAGATATCAAGTCCAACTTCCAATGATGGAATGACTGAATTCTATATAAATTATAGTACCTTTTTAGAAATGACATCTGCTGCAAGAACGGATCCAGCAATGCAAGAGTTGATGAGTCAACTTTACACATATTGGACGATGAAACACGCATAGTTTTCAACCCTTAGGACCGTTTGGGTTGTGGGAGGGCGGCTGCTGCCTGTTACACAGATTGCTACCCTGTGTTCAAAGTGAGCACTTTATCTATCATCTGCAAATAAACATTTGACAACCGTAACTCAGAGTTATATAATCTTTTAGATAACTTAAAAAGAGGAAACTTATGTCACATCACTTTGACCAAGAACAAAAAGCCAAAATCATTCAGATTATTAACGAAGGAATGCAAGTAATGCATGAAGTAGAATCGTTAAATTCTGGACTGACCGATACCGTAAAAGCGGTTGCAGAAGAGTTAGATATTAAACCCACCGTGTTAAAAAAGGCAATCCGTCTAGCACACAAGGCCAGTTTCTCACAAGAGCAAGAAGATCATGAACTCGTAGAAACAATTCTTGAAACAGCTGGCAAAACCTTTTAAAATATCTCAAAACAAAAGGGGGGAGAATTCCCCCCTATCTAAACAATGATTTCAAGGATCATGAACCAGAATGTCATACATTGATTGCCTTTTTGATCGAAAAAAAGATCGGATACATGTTGTGGGTAGGGATCGTGGAGAAAGGTATTTTACCGATTATCCTGCATCTTATGTATTATATTATGACGACCCAAAGGGAAAGTTTCGTAGCATTCATGGCAAACCGGTTAGTCGTTTTCATTCAAATAGTAGTAAAGAATTTAGAATAGAGTTAGCCTCACACTCTGAGAAAAACATTTATGAATCATCAGATATCAATCCAATATTTAGATGTCTGTCAGATTATTATCTTGGTGCGGATGAGCCAACTTTACATACTGCATTTTTTGATATAGAGGTAGACTTTGATCCAAAACTGGGATATTCGCGACCTGATGATCCGTGTACCCCTATAACAGCCATCACAGTCTATCTTGATTGGTTAGATCGTCTGGTTACCTTTGCAATTCCTCCCAAAGGAATGAGCATGGATGATGCCAATAAACTTGCAGACGAGTTTTCTGACACATTTATGTTTGATCAAGAAACGGATTTATTAGAAGCATTTTTAGAACTTATTGAAGATGCTGATGTATTATCGGGCTGGAACTCCGAGGGTTATGATATTCCTTATACGGTTTTACGGATTGCCCGCGTTCTTAGTAAGAATGATACTAGACGTTTGTGTTTATGGAATCAGTTACCTAAAGAAAGAGAATTTGAAAGATTTGGAGCAACTCAACTAACTTTTGATTTAGTTGGCAGAGTGCATATGGACTACATGCAACTCTATAGAAAATATACATACGAAGAACGCCATAGCTACAGTCTTGATGCAATTCTCGATTACGAGGGGTTGGGTTCCAAGACTGCATATGATGGCACACTTGATCAGTTATATAACAATGATTTTAAAACATTCATTGAGTACAACCGTCAGGATGTTCGGGGACTTGCTCTAATTGATAAAAAATTAAAATTTTTAGATTTAGCAAATAAAATTGCACATGAAAATACTGTATTACTACCAACTACAATGGGCGCGGTAGCAGTCACCGATCAAGCTATTATTAATGAAGCCCATAGCCGAGACTTAATTGTTCCAAATAGAAAAAAACACGAAGACGATGACACGCGAGTGGCTGGTGCTTATGTTGCGCACCCCAAACGGGGAATTAGTGACTGGGTTGGTTCAATAGATATTAATAGTCTCTACCCTTCCGTACTTCGAGCATTGAATATGGGTCCAGAAACCATTGTTGGGCAGTTGCGGTCAGATGAAACACAATCTTTGATAAAATCTAGAATGGCAAAAGGAGATTCATTTGCTGAATCTTGGGAAGGGTTGTTTGGGACTATAGAATATAATGCGGTTATGGAAAAAGATATCGCAAAAGAAATTACCATAGATTGGGAGGATGGAACTTCTGATACCCTAAGTGCCGCACAGGTATACCAAATGATTTTTGAATCTGGTATGAAATGGTTACTGAGTGCAAATGGAACAATATTCACTTATGAATTTGATGGTGTTATTCCCAGTCTATTATCTAGGTGGTATGCTGAGAGAAAAGAGTTACAGAAAAAAATGCGAGAATGTACCGATGAATCAGAAAGAGAGTATTGGGACAAACGGCAATTAGTCAAAAAAATCAACTTGAATTCTCTCTATGGTGCTCTGTTAAACGCAGGCAGTCGGTTCTTTGATACTCGTTTAGGTCAATCAACTACCCTAACTGGTAGGACAATCGCCAAGCATATGGATGCTCATACCAATGAATGCATCACTGGTGAGTATGATCATATAGGTGACGCAATCATATACGGGGACACAGATTCCGCGTATTTCTCAGCGTGGACAAAAATCAAAAAAGATGTTGAATCTGGGAAAATGAATTGGGATGTCGAAACTGCTGCACAAGTTTATGATGGTATAGCCGATTCGGTTAACGAGAGTTTTCCAGATTTTATGTCCCGCGCTTTCAATTGTCCACATAAGATGGGGAGTCTAATTAAATGTGGAAGAGAGACCGTGTCTGTTCGCGGTTTGTTTCTTAAAAAGAAACGATATGCACTACTAATTGTTGACAATGAAGGCAAACGATTGGATGTAGATGGAAAGTCTGGTAAAGTCAAGCCCATGGGTCTTGATCTAAAGAGATCAGATACCCCACCGGTAGTGCAAAAGTTTTTGAGTGAAGTGTTGTTAACTGTTCTTGAATCAGCAACCCCCGAGGCAGTAATAGAGCATATTAGAGAGTTTAAAGCAAAATTTTCTGCATTGCCAAGTTGGGAAAAGGGTTCCCCAAAAAGAGTTAATAACCTTACCAAGTATAGCGGAAATGAAAAAAGAAATGGCAAAACCAATATGCCGGGTCACGTTCGTGCAGCAATGAACTGGAATGATTTAAAGAAAATGAACTCGGATAACTATAGCATGACAATCATGGACGGAATGAAGGTAATTGTTTGCAAACTAAAACCAAATGTACTTGGGATAGACTCCATTGCTTATCCAACTGATGAAAACAGATTACCTGACTGGTTTAAAGAACTGCCATTTAATGATTCAGCAATGGAAGCAACAGTGATTGATAAAAAATTAACCAATCTGCTGGGAGTTCTTGAATGGGATATCATTTCAAAAACCAATATAGAAACCACTTTTCACGATATGTTTGAGTTAGAATGAATAAAATAAGTGAACTAGTTGATCTCAGAAATCGTATACAGGATCAAGATTGGAGTTCTGTAGTGAATGCGATGTCAGATTCTATAGAAAAATTCAAGGTTGAGATGAATGCAGCCGAGAGTTCAACTGGCATACCAAAGTCTGAATTTGATAGTTCTGTTACAAACGTGTTGTCACAGTTGAACACATCAACAACAGCGGTAGACGAATACATTTCTTCAATCAACCGTTTAATACGTCAACATGATGACAGTCTTAGAGCCAATAGCATTGAATTGGATAAAGCATCAAATTCTGATTCTGCAGAAACTATATTAAAAAAGATCAAAGATAGAGAATCCACCCATCATGAAAAAACAGTGGACTTTTTTAGCGAAAGGTGTAAAATATACAGTAATTGGAAATACCCTGGATTACAATTGCGTCCAGGTTATGGGACATGGACTAGGAATTTAGTTGACTTAGATCCGTTATATCTAGTTGACACTAGATCACAATTGCTTGAACCAGTAAAGAAAGAGTTTAATGATCATTATCGTTCCAGACTTAGATTCAAAACAATCTCAGATGTCGACAAGCCGATATTTGGGAATTTACCGAAAGGGCAGTTTGGATTAATTGTGGCAACAGAATTTTTCAATCAAAAAGCACTGGGGACAATTGAGCGTTACCTTACGGAAATGATACACTTGCTCAAAGCGGGCGGCGCATTGATTTTTACGTTTAATGATTGTGATATTGCTACTGGCGTGAGAAATAGCGAAAACAATTATGATTGTTATACGCCTGGTAGAGAAGTAGAAGAAATCGCCAAAAAGTTAGGATTTAAAGTGGCACAAACAGTCAATGTTGGCGGCACAATTTCTTGGATGGAATTGATTCGACCGGGCAACTTGACATCTATTAGAGGCGGGCAGACACTTGCCAGAATTAAAAAAAAGAATGTTTAGTATACCGATAGGAGACAAAAAATGAGAGATGAACTATTAGACTTAGTTCAACATACGTATGACCTTGGTTGTATTGATATTGTAAAATAATTGGACAGGTGAAGAAACGCAAATTAAATCAATGGCTGAGGATAGGTCAATAGTTTTGGATGCGCATTTTGTGAATCCGTTACCAGAACTTTCTGGAACATTTGGAATGCCCAATCTTTCTAAACTGAAAGTATTACTGAATCTGCAAGAATATGTAGAAAATGCTAAAATCAGTATTATTCACCAAAGTAGAAACGGAGAAGACGTCCCAGTTAGCATCAATTTTGAGAATGCCAACAGCGACTTTAAAAATAATTATCGGTTTATGGCTAGGGAACTAGTCAATGAAAAGTTAAAAACCCCTGTGTTTAAAGGTACTACTTGGAATGTTGAGTTTGTTCCAGAATTAGCTAATATTAATCGACTAAAGATGCAAGCTCAAGCTAATTCTGAAGAACCTATTTTTCAAATTAGTACTGAGTCTGATAACCTTGTTTTTACATTTGGAGATGCTAGCAATCACTCTGGCGAGTTTGTTTTTCATTCTGGCATTAGCGGAAGATTGACAAATACTCGATTGTATCGTGTTAAGCAATTAATTAGCATACTCAATTTGGTCGGAGATAAGGTTATTCGTATCAGCGACAATGGTGTATTGCAAATAACAGTGAATTCTGGTATTGCTATCTATAACTATTACATGTTGGCGTACATGAAAAAATGATTGTGAACTTTACGAATACCAAATATATGGATGGAAAAATATATACTTCTATGGACTCACGAAAAGTTGGATATGGGAGTGGGTTTATTTCTTCTGATAAAAGCAAGAAATTCTTGATTAGTATACCAAAAAATGCCAGTACTTTTTCTCAGGAATGGGCATCTTTGTCTGGTTGGAGTAGTGCAACAGCATATAAAAGCAAGGGAATTGACTGGGATCAATTGGTAGAAATTATTGTTATTGTTAGAGATCCAGTAGAAAGATGGGTATCTGGAGTTTCTGAATATATTAAAGGATATATTTTAAAATCTGGAACTGCCAGTGACTTTATTGCCAATTACAACAGTTACACTGAAGGACTTATTTTCGACAACTTAAGCAATCTAGATGAACATGTATGGTCGCAAAATTACTTTTTCAAGGACGTGTACCCAGATGTTCCAAGAAAGTACATTTACATGAACAAGAACTTTGAATTTAATCTGAAACACGAACTTTCATTATGCGATCGTGCCAATGACTTAGACAAAAATCGCAGTATAGACAATTTAGATAAAAAAGAACTCCAACATTTTTTTCACACACTTTTACAAAAAAGGAAGGGACTATGCAAGCTAGTTAAACATGCTTATAAAAAAGACTATGAAGTTATTGAAAATAACCACATGATAACGTAAACAAAG